ATACCTGTGAGTTTAGCAAGCGGGACTGTTGTTGTAAGTCCCGCTCCGCCATCTGTTATAATCCCTCCTGAGAGGGTTGTGTTGGTTAGTGTTGAGCCATCAACTCTTACTAAAAGACCAGTACCAATACTAGCTGAGACAGTCTCAACAAAGTACCTAAGCTTTTCATACCAATCATTCCAATAACTGCTACCAGGGGGAACACCTACAGGGTTTGGAGGGAGTTTAGCAGCCATGTTTTATACTCATATTACCATCCTCCAGGTTGAGATGATATTCATGATTCGACATAGACACCAGAGTCGAGGAAGGCCTGCGCCTCGCCGCGAGTCGCAAAGAGGCGAACCTGCACCGACTGCAAGTTGAAGACGCTGGCCGACGCCTGGCGTTCGAACTGAACGCGAATCCCAGCCGTGGTTTCAACCTTGCCAATGCAGCCCAGTGTGTACCAAACGCCGGTTTCTGGAGGGCTCATCTGTCCGCCGATTTGCGAGGTTCCAAGGTCGCCAACGAAAAACCGAGGGGTGAGTCCGGACACCCACTTCACCGCGAGTGTGCAGACTGCGTAATTCCCCACCACGCCTGTCACGTTGATAGTCGGAAGGTAGGCGTAGTCGGTGGCCCCGCCCGCGACCGTGTACTGGTTGCAATTCCCGTAGAGGATGCCGTCCGCAGTCACAACACCAAGCAGTGCCAGGCCGACCGTTGTCTCAGCGCTTGTCATGTTCAAGCGTGAGCCGGTTCCGCCATAGCTCGCGGCCTTGATGTAGCGGTGACGAAACTGGCCCCAGCGAGTGCTATTACTGGCCGCCAAGTCAACAATTGACGGACGGAAGGCGCCCTCGTGGAAGACACGCGACCCCTTCGGCACACCCTGCGAGAAGATCGGGTCGCGGAAAACCACCTCTGAATCAGCGTTGTCAACGGTGCAGGGCCCGCCGCTGTTGGCGGTGTTGGCGTCGGTCTTGGCGCTGTTGACGACTACGCGAGAGTTTGTCGCCTTGAGGTAGATGTCCCCAATGATGCCGCCCTGATCGAAGATGTAGTCACTAGACGACCCATCGAAAATCCAGCATCGGTTTGTGAAGGACGTTGTGCTGAGCGTTGTGCCACTCCACTGATCGATACTGGTCGATCCGCCCAAGTTCGAGCCGCTCTGCTCGTTGCCAACGCCATCAAACAGCCACGGACTGGTGATCGCTGTGATTTGGTAGGAGTAGACGTTGATCTTGTTGATCTCAAAGATCGTGCCAACGATCTGCACACCGTACATGTGCGTTGTGACATCGTGGCTGTAGATGCCAACGTCGCAGTTGTCGATCTGCCCGCCGAAGACGTACAGGTTGCCGGCGTGCATCGCAGCGCCGAACTTGTTGTCAAGGCTGTAGATGCCGTACTTGTTGTCCGTGAAGCCGCAGGAGTACAGCTCAACGCCGATGTTTCCGAAGGGGCGCTGCAACCCCTTGTTCAAGTCACGGAAGTAGCAGTTTCTGAAGGTGACGCCGTTGAAAACTTCGTCGCCTGCAACGTAGTCAGAAGGAACGGTTCTGCCGAACGTGAAGCCAACACCTACCCGGCTTGTGCCGAGGAAGCGGATGTTCTGGAATAGGCTTTGATATGTCCAATTCGGCGCGGGCGCCTGGAACACCACCGCAGCAATGGCGGTATTGCGAGGCGACAAAATCGACTGCGCGTCACCGATGCAAATCAGATGCTGCGTAATCGTCCAGTTGACGGAGTAGGTGCCGTCTGGTACATACACCGTTTTACCAGTTGCAGCAGCTAATCCAAACGCGGTACTTGAATCAGCAACCCCAGTATTATCAGCTCCATATAGAACCACATTAGCTCCATATGCTCTCGCAGCTACCGTAGCTAAAGCATTTTCTACAGTTTTATTAGCCCCAGTTAAGCTAGGGAAATTACCTGCTGTGTCTACTAAACCTACTCTAGAGCCACCATTTCCGATAGCAGTATCTAAAAGCTGAGCACGGAGAGTGCCCGCCGCCGCTGTTGGCCCATATACGTTATCATTTACATCATTAAGCCAATCTGCTTCTACAACTGTACCGTCTACGAAAGTAGTATCTGCCATTTAGGCCCTCCCCATGTTAATGTCAGCTTCCATAGAAGTAATTCTCATGGGTTGATTAGCTGTGTGTGTTAGTTTAAAAGCTCTACGTCTGAATCCGCCAAGACGACTTAAGCTCGGATGTTCTTGATTGAGGTCTACAGAGAAACCTGTATTCCAAGTTTGATAATCATCATCACTCCACTGAACAAGCACTTCTGAAGTAGCTGTTGGCTTGTCAGCATTTAAAACAAGCTTAGACATAAACTTCTTGTTACGAGTGTCAAATTCTGTGTTGTCTGTTGTAAGTGTAGCTGTAATAGCAGTTCCAGCATCTTGGTACAAGGACATATCAAACTTGTACAAGATTGCATTACCTACACGGATGAACACTGGAGTATAGGATGTAGCAGTTCGACAGTTTAATGCAAAATGCATATCGAAGTAAGCTGTAGAACCAAACCCCCAACGAGTCCAAAAAGGAGTTTCTAAATCCATTACATAAGTTCTACCATTGGTATATAAGACATAGAAGTCATGCCCATCAATAGCCACAATGTTTGCATACTTAGTTGACGAAGATGAGGCAGTTAAGAACCTCTTGACAGGTTCATTACCAACTGGAGCAATCTTGAAGTCTTCTAACACCATGACATTTGACTCTGAGTGGTCATTGTCACCGATGAAATAAACTTTATTGCCAAGTTGAGCCAGGCCACCACCAAAACCTACAAGCTTGACAGGGGTGTCATTGCGTTGCAAAGGACTGCCTGTTTCATTAGCAGCATCCCAGAAGTATTCAATCGAGTCTGTACCAAACAACAGAATGTAGTTGTTCAGACGAATAACATTAGTCACCTTATCTGCTAAGAGTTCAGAGCTAATGAAATCCCCTGACGTATATGCCAAAGGGTCATTTAGATCACTATTGTAAAGGTCAGCAGTGTTTGTCTTCACAATGAATAAGTATCCATCAAGGAACACAGGTTGTGGAACATGGGCAGGTAAATCAGGGTCAGCAGATGCTACAACAGTATTGGCACTGTCAATGGTGCTAAGGGTTGTACCATCAGTTACCACAAGTTTAATCTCACCAGTCTCATAAAGGAATTCAGTGAAGCCTACGTCCCCTGTGGTTGTTGTAGGGAATACAGTGTTTAGAGTAGTGGCAAGAGTTCCTGCTGGCATGTTGTATACCAACACATCATCACTCTGAGCTACATACAACTTACTCTGGTCTTCCCAATAGTAGGCACCACGAGTAGTGGCATTTGGCATTGTAACAACAGCAGAACTTCCTTTCCGTTTACGGATAGAAATCTTTTGCTCTTGTGTAGTTTTGTTTTTAATGAGTTCGGGATAACAATTGAGATAATCTACATCTGTATCAACAGAAGCTGCTCTTGAATTGATTTCAGACAACAGGGAAATCTGTTTTGTTTGATATGTAGATGTAGCTGGAGTCCTGTCAAATGCCATATTATTTCCAGTGCTCTTCTGGAGCAAAAGTTACTGAGGCTTGTTCAAGTCCAAAGTCCAAGACAGTTTCTCTATGCTTCTCATACTTCTTTTCTAGAGCACTGCAATCATTAATAGGCAAACCAAGTTCAGGTGCAATTAGATATGCAAGACCATAGATAAGGGTGTTGTTCCATTCCCTTGGGAAGTACGGAGTATTTGCAGCAGCCGTAAATCCCTCAAAAGGGGCCATATATGAAATGGTTAATGTACGAGTAGCCACCGCACTTGCATCAGGAGTTGGCCACAAATGCAGCTTACCATAGTTAATAAATGGTTGATACATATACTGTGAAGGAGTTCCAGAACTACCACTGTTAGTAGGAAGGATTTGGAAATCATAAACACTATTGGGCTCTAGAGGCTGTTTACCACCACCAGCAATAGGCTCAGTCCAGGCTTGTAAAACTTTCAACGGAAATGCCTGGTTAATAGTTTGACCCACACCAATGGTGTAAGTTTGTTGTCCAGCCACCATAGTGATAGTTGATGTCAACTTACTCCACAGAGGCATCCCCATTGTCTGGAGTTCAGCAACTAGATTGTTTAAAGCCTCACCAAAATTAGTAAGGTCAGCAGCATCTGGGGTTTGTCCTTTTGCAAGCTCACCACATTTACGCATAGCAGCAGCAATAAACTCATCCCGATCCATCTCAATAACTGTTACACCAGATGTGCTCATAATCCTGCTTTCATATCACGAAGAAGTACATAAGGTAGAGAATCATTCCCAGCCATCATACAACCAGCCGTACCAAGTCCCGCATAGGCACTTCTATCCCATAAATAACAAACCTCAACAAACGAGTCAGGTTGCACTTCAGGACGAGTCCAAGGGGGTGTAATGCGCTCTCTACGAGCTCTAACAAAATCTTGAGGATGCCGCGTCTCGAAATCCTTAGAGCAGACTTTTAATCCGTCCCAACGAT